GCCATAAAAATATGCACCTCCAAAAGTGTCTAACTTTTGGGGTGCATATCAAAAAATTAATCGTCCTTTTTTGTCCTGCACAAAATTATGTATTAATCATCTTCCCTGACAAGAATATCTGATAATTTGCAATCTAATGCTTTACATATCAAATCAAGTTGTTCCAGACTAACACGTTCTACCAACTCATGATACAATTCATTAATGGTATTCGGTCTTATTCCGGTTTTTCGTGCAAGTTGTGCTTGGTTCCACCTTAGCTCGCCGAGCTTACGGCTTAGTAAAATTCTAATTGCCATTTTCTGCGTCCCTCTTGCAATAGTATATCACTATTTTGTATGTTGGTGTGACATTTGTTATATTTTATCCATTCAATATATATTTTATCATTTTTTGATATTTTGATGTTATCGATTAAAATTTGCAATATTTAATCAAATATTAAATTCTATCACAAAAAGCAACATTGACAATATTACTTTCATAGTGATATACTAAAGAAAAATCAATTTAGAAATATAATGGAGCAATTATCATGGGATATGTATTTATTTGTAGAAAATGTGGTGATATAAAATCAATAGATTTGAAATTTGGTACTCGATATTTAAAATGCAATAAATGTGCTAAACCAATGGATTGGTCCAACGCCTTTCCTCCACAATCAGTAATTGACTTTAGGGACACAGTGGATTCATTATTTGAACTATCAAAAAAACGCGACAAAGAAATCTTAAATGCTCGGTATGATTTTGTAAAAAGCAATCATCCTAACTTTGATAAAACACAATTAGATAAGTACATAAATCAGTATGAAAAAATTTGTGAAAAATATCCCGATAATGATGATACGCTGTGGCAATCTATTTCTGATGAATTTGAATACGAAATAAGAAATGATATTACCGATGAGCAATCAACAACTATAAAAGTAGTAATGGATATGTATCCTCGCAATCAATTTAGAAAAGCATATATAATAATGTTAGCTTCTTTGATTGAACAGTTATTTAATGACTATTTTACTGAATTAATCAATTTTAAATTGTCTTCTTTTGGAAGCGAGGTATTTTTAGCAAAATACAATACAGCAGGAATTCAATCCGTTATTGATATTACAGATTCTTTTTTGGACGAGCCACTAAAAAAACAAATGGATAAGTTTTCAAACGGTTTTTTTGACAGATGGGCATCTTTAAGAAATTTGAGAAATAGTATAATACATAGCAATAATAAATATATAACTAAGATTAAGATTTCAAATTTGAATAAATTGATTAAAGAATCATATACCGTTTTTGCGCAATTAAAAAGTAATTTGTATAAAGAAAAAGATTAATTACTACAACTCTGAACTATATACTTACTATGTTCAGTATTGAAAAACAAACAACTTCATGGTATAATATATATGTATGTACAATATATAATTATTATAACCTTGGTCAACATATTTTTTTGTTCGACCTAAGCCAAATCGTCTGCTATACGGTTTGGCTTTTCTTTTTATAGATTATTCATCAGATTTTAATTTTCATCAATCCGGCAACAAACTTTACCGCACGATATAAAACAACGCATACCCACAATTTTGTATTGTTTAGGTTAAGATGTGCGTCATCTGTACCTGATACAATACCATTGTCCAAACACCACTGAACAGGCTTATGCGCCCATTCAGGCATATTGTGGTCTATACAGTCATAAATCATTTCTGATTTATCTGCCTTTTTATTGTCTAACTCTTTTATTTTTTCGATAAGTTCCTCATATTGTGACACTGTCAGTCCCTCCTCATTTCTTAAAATCGCCTTAACCTTTTCTTTGAATGCCGTCCAACCTGCACTGTTTTCGGTTGCCCACTGTGCCGGACACTGTTTGTCCCACACGTCATAGTGCCGCAAAACAAACGTATCAACTGTATCTGCCGTAATACCTATGTATTTACACAATTCAGCGCACAAATGTGCGGTATTGTTGATTGTTTTTTCTGACACAATAGAATTACCACTACAACACATTTCAATGGATATACTGTTTATGTTGCGGCATTCAGTATGTTTATATACCTTTGTACCGCCTACTGCCCAAGCGACATTATTCAATGCAACTGATTGATAGCAACTATCATCATCAGTAAACAAATGTGCCGATGCACCTCGCGAACCATTATGAAAATATGTCGCATTTGCTTTCGCAGTATCCTTTGCATTTCCTGTGTAATGAATTACAATGAATTTCACTACACGGCTACTGTATGTGTAATAGTTTGCCGATGATGACTGTATTGACGTATAGATAACAACAAGATACCCAACCAAAAAGAACATAAGCATTTTGCCTATGTTCCTTCTTAATTTGTATAGGTTATTCTTGAATAAAATCATCAATCACATCATGCAAATAGCATGATGACAATCCGTACTGGTTCAGCCTGTCTATCAGCTCCGTCACTTCTTCCTTATTCGGCGACACATCTTTGACAGACACTTCGTCACACTTAATGCCGTATGTGGTCTTTACTACTCCGTCAATATTCTTTTTGTCTTGCGTAATTGTATACATAGTTATATCTTAGTCCTTTCTCCCCCCCCTATGTTATATAATACAACATATGTCACTAAATTACAATATTGTTTTATGTTTTGTAAATGAATTGTAAATCGCAAGTAAAAAAATAAGGGCGGCTATTTGCCACCCTTAAAATTGTTTATTAAACATCTTTTTTTGTTCTGCTTACGTATTCTAATTTCCGTGTTCGTATGCACTATAATCAAAATCATATCCTATGATATAATATATGGGGCATCCGTCTTCTTTATATCCTAATATTCTCGCCTCGTCAGAAATTCGCCCAGATTTCACTCTAAAAACATAAATGTTTTCATCTCCAGTCAAAACTGGTCCCTGCTTTTTGAATTTAATGGAACTATAAGGGATTGTTTCGTAGCCACTTTTTTTGTTTAACGAGCCCCAATATATCCAATCTTGTTTTGATATTTCCTCAATTCTCTCATATAATTTATGTATAGTTTCTTCTTTTTTTCTTCTATCGCTATCATTGAAAAAGTCTAAATTGTAGTGATTGTTCGTTGTGATGTATCTAAATGAAAAGGTAGGAAATTGTGCGCATATCCTACCTTGTTTCTCTAAGTTATCTTTTTCAATTTTTTTATTACTTCCAATATTTTTTAATTTTTTTGTCATTATTCTACATAGTTCTCCTCAAAATAATCACGTATAAGATTAGGATCTATAACTTCACTCTGCGGTGTGTTTTGCCAAGGTGTTTCCTGATGTGTCATTTCTCTTAATTTCCATGCAGAATATTGAGCGAAATTATCATACACAGCCTCTAAAATATTTTCTGTTTTCTTATCAAATTTTGAAAAGTCAAAATTTTCATCATAATCAATCCCATTGCTTCCGTTGCTTTTATAAGTATAATATACCGCTTCAACAACAGGTCCATGTTTCCACGCGAGAATATCATCAGAAAATAATTTTTCGCCTGTAATAGCTAAATATACTCCCTGTGCATAATATAATAATTTTTGCAATTTTAAATTAGATATTAAATCTGCACCTGTTTCGTCAATTTTCAACCTATTATATGCCAAAAACCATTTAGCTATATCAACAGCTTTGAATCTATTACTCATATAAACCACTCCCAAATAAATATATATAAATAGTCTATATATATTATATCACATTTAGTCAATATTAAATTAACCAAAAATAAAAAATTTTTTTATGCAATTTTTATATAACAATATTTAACTATTTATCATACATACCACAACGGTACTCTCGGCATATGGCTCTTAAATCTTTATACGACAGTCCAAGACAACCTTTTTCATCACCCTGTACCGCACCGCAGTCCATAGCCGCCTGCACCGCCGTTCTTGCCCAATCGGGCATATTGTCGTCGACATAATCATAAACCATTGTAGTTTGAACTACATTCACCAACTGTTGGTTGATGTTTTTTAAATCGGCAATTTCCGCCGACTGTTTTTCAATTAATGATTTTAATTCATTGTACTGTGACATTGTTAGATCCTCACTTTCTTCGACTATACTCCAATCCGGTGTACAAAATTTTGTCCCCGGTAAATTACTGTTATAATAACTTTTTCTACAAACACCGCCGCCATTCGCAATAATGGTACTACCTCCGTTTGTGTTGCCCTCGATTGTTGTAAAATAATCGCCGTTTACGCTTGTAACAATTCCCGTATGTGTAAATGTTCCGTTGTGTTTGAATATAACAATATCGCCTACTTTTGGATTTGCATTTAATGTGAACAAATTTGCCATTGTAGGACAATACACATACGGATAATGTTTTAATAATTTTTGTGCATTATTTTTTCCAAACGCATTGACAAAACACCACGTTACAAAACACGCGCACCACGGTTGTCCTTGGTATTCGGGTTTAATATCTCGCCAATATTTTGTGTAGTTGGCAGTACCGGCATTTGCTGTCTTGCTGTCTAACTGTGAATTACTTGACTTTTCCAAATAGCCAACCTCTGCATTGGCTATTTGTATCAATTTATCTATCGCCGACATTATCACCACTCCTTTACGGTCATATTCTTCCATTTTTTATATGCGTCAAAATACATCTCATTTTTATCACCGTTATATGTAATTTCGTAATACATTCCGTCCGATACAGTTGTTGACGCCAACGCTTTAAAATTCTGCAATGTCTTACAGCTCCACACGATATACACATCATCTGTGGTGATTTTCTTACCGTCTGTCACATCAACATTGTTGTTGAAATAGTTTGCGATTAATGTTTTTACTGCGTTTATAAAAATTTTATCCGTCATATTTTATTACACCTCTTTCAATTCAATATCTTCCATTACTACTCGTGCCTCTAAAATTGCCAAATAGTCAGCCATTGCGTTTAGTTGTATGTTATATGTACTGCGTGGACACGTTGGGGAAAATTTTAGTTTTCCCCTGTCCCATTCCTCCAACATTTTCTTTAATCCTTTGAATCTATTGGCTAATTGATAATATTCTGCCTTGAAACGTTCCTTGTAGTCCGCACTGTTCATCAGTGCAACGGTATCTTGTAACGTCATATTTTATTCCCCCTTTTCGTTATTCATTTCCGGCAATCCCGTTGCAACTGATGTCAATAACGACAATACACCTGCCAATGCCGCCGCTGACGCAACCATTACCCAGTTGACGTCACCCAATGCAACAGCAGTGCCAATAGTGGCAACTGCTGTTTGTGCAACTGTTTTTATTGCACGAATACCTGCACATTTAAACCATTCTTTCATTTTTATGTACCTCCTAAAATACTAAAATCCTAACATTTTAACAAAATAACCTATCAAACCGCCCACTATTGCCGTAATAATGGCGGTAACGACTGTTTCGTATCGCTTTGTAGGACGTTTTTCTATTTCGTCCACACGTTCGGTTATATCATTTACGTCCCCACGCATTGCTTTAGTTTCCGTAGCTATGATGTGGACGCTTTCAGTCAGCTTGTCCAAGCTGTCTAAACGGTGGTGCGCCGACTTTGTGGACTGTTCTACCGCAGTCAGTCTCTCCCATAACTCTTTTTCATTTTCTGTTTCCACTATAATGTCCTCCTAATTTTTATTGATTTCTGCAACCAACTCTGTGTAATCATCTTCTGTTAATCCACCAGATAAGACAAGCACATCAAATTTTTCAAGCATTTGTTCTTTGCCCATCTTTCCAACAGCTACAATCTTCTTACACAATCCGTATGAACGTCCGTGATTCATATTTCATACCTCCTATTCCGTTATTCCCATTTCCAACATTGACAATCGCACATCAACATCAAGCATAAACTCGTCCGTATATTCAGGCAAAGACGCTTCATATGCTTCTTTACTGCCATACTTGACTATTTCGGCTAATTCAGTATATGGGTCATCTGTGCGTAACACTATCCCCTCTGCCCATTTATATGGGTTGTCCAATTCTTCTACATTCTGAACACTTAACAATTTATGCTTGTCAACATAATTTGTTTTAAAACCGTTTACTTCTTCCTCGTCCAAGAAATACTCAAGTGTTAGGTCAAAGTTATCTGGATTATCAAAACCTTCGTCCAAAAATTTTACTGACTTTAACGTTTTCAAAGTCACTATATAATTTACACACTGTACTATATTGTTAGGTGTAATTCTAAAAAATTCACTTATATTCATAGTCTTCCTCCATATTAACTTACGCTTCTAAATGACGGTGCTGCCATTCCCGAAACTGTCTTAGTATCTGTTGTTGACGTGCCCGTACCATTTGTGCCTATCCAAGTTGATTGATTTGTATAGCAAGCCTCAAAGAAACAATAATTTTTCAATGTAGCCAAACTCGCCGCCGAAAACCATAACTTACAGTTAGATGCCATACAATAAGCACAGAAAATCACTGACGCCGATATATACAAGTCACAATGGTTAATATGAGATGCACTAAAATAGCCTTCTGCTTGAAGTATCTTAATTCGGCAGTTAGCAAGACTGTTAAAGTTTCCTGTTGTCGTTTCTGATTGACTAAATCGCCTACATTCAATTTGTGTGCCAATAATATTCATTGTAGAGTCGTCCTCAATATAGCTATGATTGCTACTAACAGTTGTGCCTATATGCTTTATAAAACCGCCAACCATACTACCCTCACACCTGTAAAAAACACCATTGCTAAGTGTGTTATTACTTGTTGTAGGAAATATTATATCTGTGTCAATAATTTCGGCAGTACAATCTCTAAATATCCACCAACAAGGATGGCTGCTATCATAGCGTTTTGCAGGCAATGTTACAGATATTCTACTATTCTTTAACTTCACTTTACAATTAAAGAATATTGAATCTGTGTTGTGCATTGTGTTTGCATAACTGATTGAACAATTATCAATTTGCAGTACGTCATAATCGTTAAAAGCACCTGCATTAGGACTAATATTACTTGTGGATAAAAAATTTATATCCATATTTGTAAGATGTAATGTTGGACTTGTACCCACAAGGTTTGATATAAGAAAAATATAACTTGTGTTGACTTTAGTAATACCCCTACCTTGTCCCTCAATTACAACATTCTTCTTTTGCAGAAGTCTGCTCGACAAATTATATGTCCCCTCTAAAAGGATAATTTTTCCCCCGTCTGTTAAAGAGTCCATTGCTTTTTGAATAACTATATCGTCATCTGTTCCCGAACATTTAAAGTCACAGTACCTTGTCACCGTCGATGAACCGACTGTTATAACAGATGGCTTACCTGAAACAAACTGCTTATCAGATGATAGTGCTACCCAGTATGTACCATCATACACAAATTCAACAATTTCATTCGTCGACCAAGAATTGTATTGAGTTATAGCATCATATGAACCGTCTGCTCGTAATAGCTTTACTTCTTTTGCTCCTGTTGAATTTACATTTAGCGTAACTTTACCTTGTGTTCCGGCGAAAGGATAAGTAAACCTTACTAAAACCCTCACTCCTGTTAGTAGTTTAAAATTAGTAATGCTCAATCTTCTATCGCTTATTGATGGACTGTCGGGGCATACTGCATATGGTGGGTGTTTCCATACAGGAGCACCACTACCATTACTTACTAATTCATATCCTGCCGTTCCTGCACTCGTTGGAGCATACCACGACTTACTCGCTGACGATGCACCGTTATAGTTCGTTGCCGAGCCGTTCATTGTCAATGTCAATGAATTAGGATTTTGCATTGACGTTGGTTTGTTTGACAGGTCAGAATAACTACCTGTAAACGCTACCGTTTTCAAATCGGTAAAGAATTTCTTTACTTTACCAAACAATGTGTTCAGCGTTTCACCGCTCGCTATATTAACTCGTGTGCTTGCCTCTGTAAATGTCGGTGTTTGGTCGTTGGTCGCTACATTTGGTACATTATCCAATCCGACTTTAGACTTATCAAAATCCCCAATTATATTTTCGGCTTTTGTGGCTGGGTATAATATATATTCTTTACCGCTGTCATCTTTTAGCCGTATAATAATATCTTGCTCTGTCATTTATAATCCTGGTATAATGTAAAAAAGACTCACCTAACAGCCACTTACATTATACCTTTCTCCTTTCTATCAACCTTTTAATCCGTGGTTGATTATGATTTGCTCCATTGGTATTATATAAATATGTGATGTGGATTTGTTTTTTAATCCTATGAGTTGTACGGTGCAAACCACAGATAATTGTTGCCAGTAGGTTCTTTATCACCCATAGAAATCTGCCAATGAATTGATTTATCATCGATATGTTCATTCAAATTATCTTGTAATTTTTTATCTTCTGTTGTTCTCTGATTAATCTCATCTTCAAATTGCTTTAATGTTGGATATACAAGACTATCAATATCAACTATTACGTTATCCGCATTAGCTACAGTTAATGGAATATTAATAATAAATTCACTTAATGATGTTCCGGAAATCTTATCACCATGAACATCAAACGCATATCCTATTAAAGTTGCCGGATGTTCTTTGTCATCAGTACCATCAACATTAACCAGCTTTGCAAACAAACCTATTTCGGTCAAATAAAAAGTTGGCAATATACTGCTGCCAACTCTATTTGAAAATTGTGTTGTTGTAATTATTGTACTGTTTTTTACACTCTTTTTTGATATTGGCAATTCGCCAAGAGGATGTATCAAATCAGTAAGCTCTGCTATATTTTCTGTACTTCTTATCCCATCACCAAACTTACCTTTGGTAAACTCTATTATTTTACCTTGTGCGGTTAATGCAGCATATTCAATACCTGCTTTTGTAGGATAAAATTTTTCCATATTAGCATACCTCCTCTAATGTAATTTCTTTTGATTTTTGAATAACACCACCAACATATATATCTCCTTTAGTAGCTTGTTCATAAAATATATCAAACACTTTATGCGATTGTTTAATCAGTTTGATTTTTTTTCTAACAGATTCTTCGTCTACCATTGACGGAATAGATGAAATATATATTGCAAATCTATTTTTAGCGTAATATTCGTCCATTCGCACAGCTGCACCTGTCATTGCTGATATTATTTCTTCTATTCTTGCAGGATTCATAGCATTTCGTCTACGACGTTTTTCTATAATATTCTGCCGACGTTGCTCTACGCTCTCACTTTCATTAACAGGCAAGCCCATTGACTGCTCCCATAATGATAAAGACCATGTCGCTGTTTGTGGCAACGTTTGATTTTTGAAATCTTCAACCATTGCCTTAACCTCGTCATTAGACATTCCGATAATCTGAAATAACCATAGTCCGACATAACTGTTACCATATTTATTGGTAACTCGTTGTATTATCTGTTGTCCTATCTCACTGGTTAATATCTGCTCCATTAATTCTGTTGAATACATATACTACACCTACCCGTCTACAAGTCCAACATCAAATTTTATTGTTGTTTCTGATATCGTAGGAATTTGATTTGACATCAACTGTACATTTGTGTTATTTCCGTTTACAATCAAATTTTTATAATCAGCTACACCTGCGGTATTTGATAATATCGAGGCAATTTTACTATATCGAACTTCACCGTCTTTTATTGCTTGTACAAGATATTCAGATATTGACAAAATAAAATTACTCTTTATATCTTCAATTCCAACTGTATTATCCAATTCAATTAAGCCCGAAACACTAATAGCTATAGTCGTTGGTGCTGTAACCTCAAGAATAACTCCGGGCGGTGCAAGCCGTTCGATTGTGGTGGTTTGACCATCCGTCTTTTTTCCGTCTGTTGATAATGGGACCGGTTGCATAATATGATTGTAAACTGCCGCACATAATGTTGTATCTGCAGGTACACCGTTTGAATCAACTATGATAATATTTACAACACCGCTATCATCTTCAACATTCGGATTATCTTCGGGACTGATTACAACAGCCTCACCCACTCCGTCAACTTCCAATGCCCAACGTCTGTAATCGTTATCATTTCCGATAAAAGAATTATCCTGTGACTGGTCATATTCCTTGATACGCTCAATAAAATTTTCATCACTTTCCTCATCATAGCCGCCTGTTGTAGCTGTTTCATTTGTAAGGCTGGATATACCGACAATTTTATCACTATTCACAGTGATAGTATTTGCCGGAACATTCCCCGATTTTCCAGCTATAGCCGCAATGATATTAACTGTTACCGTTTGATTATCACCTATTGACACATTTTCTGTTGTAACAAACTCTGTTACACTTTCATCAGCGATTTGTGCAGTAGTAAAAACTGTACCTTTGGGGATATTTACACCTATATTCCCTATAATCTTGACACTTCCTGTAGCATGCTGCGCCTTTCGTCTTGCCATGCCTCTGCATGCTCCGTGATAATCTGCATATGTACCATAACTAAATTCGGGCCATATTAATCGTAGTGCATTCAGAATACAAAACTGTGCAAAATATGCGTGTTCATATGCCGTTGGATATGTTAAATTCCAAACATCCGAACCTTCCGACTTGTCAATATCATTTGGCAGATTATCTCTCATTCGCTTATGTATCTTATTGACATCCGCATTTTTTATAAAATCAGGAATAATAAATTGCGACATATTCTCACCCTCCTACCGTAGCTTTTATATCTATCTCGGCATTATCAATGCCTGTTACCGTACATTCCACCTCAACCGCATCGGTATCAATCCAATTAAATGAAAAATCATCTACTGACTTTGCCCTTTTATAATCATCAGCCATTATCGCCTCTGTTATTTCTTTTTTCAGCATAATTTCTTGTGCAGCTTTATCAGGCAATGCCATAATCAAATCTAAATTAATACCAAAATCGGTCGAATATGAGCTATACGCATATCTGTCCGTTGAGATACAATTTTCACACCATTGTTTAAATGCCTCAACACCTGACGCTGAAATTAATCTGTGTTGTCCGTCACGAACAAAATCACCTGTATCATAATCAAATTTCAAGCTACGTTTATATCCGACAGGGGTATTTTGTTTAAGATTATCCAACGGCACCGTCATAATGTTATTTGCTGTCGGAAACAGATTTGCCATAATTAACTCTCCTTTCCTATGTCACTGCTACTTACAATAACAGCAACAACAATAGGATCAACGTCTATCCAACATACCAATACTCTGTCGCCCGCTTTAATACGTTCTATCCCCTCTGTGATAGGAATTTTAACAGTGTGACTATGACCGTCAGATAATGACGTTACAACTTCAATCTCAGGCTTATAGTCTATTGATAATCTCTTATCAATTAAATACTCCCCTTTTGGAATAACGGTATCAAATCTTGTAACCTTAAGCCCAAAATCTGATGTAATCGTACCGTATTCAATTAAAACACTTCTACCTTCATTTACAGCGTTATTCATCTGTGCCTGAAGTGTTCGTCCTAATCTGTCAAACGCATTCATATAACCACTTCCTTATAACTTACTTTCATCCGCAAGTTCAAAATCAATATTCATTTGTCGATTTACTGCATTATGTGTAATACTTATAACAATATATCGAAAATTCATATCGCCTGCACCTACTTTAACAAGCTCGCCTTTTCGTATCCATGGATTATTTATAGCTGTTACTTCATATGTTTCTTTAGGCTTTCCTTTTTCATCAAGAATATATTGACCTTCATCACGAGCATTTTCATACAAAGAGTCTTCCTTTTCTTTATCTGACTTGTTTGACTTTTCATCTTCTGTATCATCTCTAATGACTTTCTGAAGTGTTCCCCATTTTGCTGTATCCCCCTCCAAAGTGCCTGTAATAGATACTTTTCCGTCATCATCAGCTTTGCCTGTGAAGATTATTTTTGTAACAACGTCTTCCATCGAAATATTACTTGCGGTCGATATTGCATTTTCGCCACGGTTAATTTCGTAAACACGCTCATTTGCATTGGCTCCATACCTATCTATGTAGATAATATCCTCTGCACTGCGTATAACGTATTTTATACCCGTTTTCTTTTTTACTCGGTCCAAAAGGTCAGTAAACATAGTTGAAATTTTACCTGAAAGAGGTAGTTTCTTATGTTCAATAGATTCATAATTGTATACAATTTCAATGCCCCATTTTGAGCATATATCATTGAATATATCTACTGTTTTCCAACCTGCAGGGTAATAATAGCTATCCTCACTGTTTTGCAGATAAATCAAATTATCATAGCATGTCAAAGATATTATTTTCTTCTGCTTGTTTTGATAATTTTTACGCCATATATACCCTCTGAAAACCTCTCTACACTCTTCACCGTCATTGGCATATATAAACACCCTATCACACACATTAATTAATTCTGATAACAAATACTCGCCGTTCATACAGTTTACAAGGCTTATCGTTACCTTTTGAGCAAGCTCGTTTTTATTTTCGGTAAGTTTTAAATCCGTTGTCACTGCGTCAACAAATACATCTAATTTATCAGAATTAAGAAAATGAATGCTGTATATCGGTGAAGACTTTGACGCCACTCTTACATAATCCATTAACCCCACTCCTAAAAATCGTACAAAAAAAGCACTATCATAAAAAATAGTGCTATTCTGTTTGTTTAATCTTATATATACTCTTTTGGCAGCCAACCAATGACATATTCACCAACTGGTGTACGTCCTACATCAGAAGATTTATCTGTTATCCTATATCGGCCGAGAATTTCTTTTCCGTCATACAAATAATATGTTCCTGTCACTCTGCCTGCAATACTTTCCGCATCAGACGAAACATATATCGGTGCATTGTTAAGTTCGACTGTTGCACCGGCAGAGTTATCACCAGAAGATGTTCCTGGAATTTTAATAACGGTACCGGGGAATATCCACCAACCTCTTTCCGAGCTACTAAAACCTTGCTGTTTTGCGGTGTCCTCGATTACATCTTTGTTTAACTCATAAATTTCTTCCCAACGCAACCCGTCACCGAGATAACATTGTGCGATGCCCCATAATGTATCATTTTCAACTATGGTATATATTGCAGGTGTAGGGTCTTTATCTCTGTCCGTTCCGTCAGCCGAATCAGGTTCGGCATTTGTAACAGTGAATGTCGGTTTAACGCAGTCTGTAAATTCTATATAATAATGATAACTGCCAAATCCGTCTTGATATGTAATATCATAATCCGAAAGATGTACATCCATACAAATCGGTGTACCTGTTATCAAAATCGTAAGTACCGTTTTATTAGCTTTCCACATTGAAAACATACCTTGAAAATTGACAGGCGGTTGCCAAGCACCATTTTGCCAAGGCATATTTGCTTGCATTCTACCGGGTAATATACCATCATCCCACCGAATCGAACGTACACCTGTACCAGTAGGCTCTTGAATAGTACCAAGGTCCATTATGTCATATTCGGCAAAATTTTGTCCACCCGAACGGAATTTTATTTTTTGTGGTGTCCACGGTATTGATAAAACGTCATGTGTACCCTTTTCAATTATAAAAATTATACTCTCACAATTTCTCATTCATTATTACCTCCCGAATTAGCAAATGAGGCAGTTAAATGTCGGTCAATTTCATCTGATATTAACTGTGCTATTTCAGGTGCATGTGCCTTTATCTGTTCAACAACATTGCCGTCCTTAGAACCATCAATATTAAACATTATAGACATTGAACCACTTTCAAAATGCACATTTGCACCACTTGTTGAGCCGCCACCTTGTATTTTCTCATTTTCTATGACATCATTATTAAGTCCTGTCGCATAATGAGGAATGCCACGTCCTGATAAAATATCCTTTGTTTCTGATGATGTAAATACTCTATCTCCCGCTGACAGCGGAGCAAGTACATTACGACCTTCATACATCAAAAATTGACCGTTGTGTTCAACCAATTCGCGAGGATCTGCACTTCCGTCATCATTCAAATATGCCAATCCCTCAGGTGCATTACGAGTACCATGTGCAAAATGTCCAAACGATGCTGTATATACAACCGTTCCATACAATGTAGGTGCTGATGTCGGGAAGCTTCCTGTATAACTTGCACTGCCTGTTATATCAGGTGCTTCTGTCGGATATGTCCCAAGTGTATAATTTGATATACCATTAACAGCCGGTACTTCTTGAGGGTATGTTCCCAATTCGTAGTTTACAATACCCTCAACATTTGCTGATACCGATAGTGCAGATGTATCTCCTGTCAATGCTGATACACTTTCCGTGATAGCTGATGTTAAACTTGATGTATCTATATTCCCCGGAACAACCGTAAAATTAGGATGTAATTCAACACTTTCACCCATACTTGCATTAATAGTATCAGTTATCTTTGTACCTATATCTAACCCGCTAAAATCAGTTTCAGCCAAAGAAGAACTAATGCCATTCATTACACTTTCACCTATCGAAATTTGGCTAAAGTCCATATTATCTGCCGATAGACTTGTACTTATTGCAGACATTAAACTCTCGCCAAAACCCAATTTACCAAAATCCATATTGTCCACTGATAAGCTCTCACTTATAGCTGACATTAAGCTTTCGCCAAAGCCTAATTCTTTGAAATCCATATTATCCGTTGAAAGACTTTCACTGATTGAATCCATAACCGTTTTACCAAGTTCTAAATCCTTTAGTTTTCCGTCTTTAATATTTTCAATACTGCTACTGACAGCATCGAGTACATTCTCTCCTAAATCGTCTGGCAACTCAGTTGATTTTGTATCTTCTTTGGACTGTTCTGTTCCATCGGTTTTGCTTTCTAAAGCCTCTTGTTCCTTGGTGCTATCTTCAACAGCTTGTGCTGCTTTTTCGTCAGTTTCATTCATAGCATCAATTTTTTGGTCTTTATTGTCCTTTATTGCATCTACTGTATTTTTTGCATTTTTTTCGAGTGCATTTTTTGCAGCTTCTGTCGTTTGCTCAATGGCACTTTCTGTATTACCGCCATTTAACAGTTGCCACATATTTGCAAAATCATCACCCATATACTGTTTCATTAAATTATAATCAGTACCAAATGCGTCATTTATAGCCTTAGCAGATTCAGCATTTCCAGACATAAGCATTGCTTCATATTTTCCTTGAGCTGTTTTATCTCCGCCCATAGCACCCATTTGATACATTCCCATCATTTCATCTAAATATTGATTTGGGTTTTGACCATTTTCTTTAGCTGATTGATATTGTTTTTCTGCTTGTTCCAATGCTGGTTGCATTCCTGTATATGCTTCTTTTACTACTTCTTTTGATGCAGAATCTCCCAATTCAAATGAAGTAGACAGTGCTTTTTGAGCATCAGATAAATATTGTCTGCTATATAAAGTTTGTTGGGTAGCATCTTGAATGTCAACGGCATTATTGGATAATTCGCTTGATTCCATTGACTTCTTTAGTGCTTTTTGATATGCTGAATTATTATCATTTAACTGGCTGCTTAATCCCGCATTATGACCGAATGCGTCCACCTTACCATTCCATACATCAGATAAAACTGAGTTGTAATCACTTCCAAACATATCTTGAGCATTGTCTAAAAGCGTTTGCAAATGGCTTTCAGTTCTATCATTGGCAGAACTCCAAAATATATTATTAGCCTCATTAGGATTTTGTCCATTAGCAATAGCTACAGACCTTTTTTCCGCCAAATTAAACATATCATTTGTATATTCTGTTTGAATATCTTTTATAACACTATCATAAGAATCTTTTGACAACATACCGTTTTGTGCCAAATATGAATATGTATCAGCTTTTGTTTGCCCTTCATCCGGAGCAAGTTCTGAAGATGACTGTTGCATACTATGTATAGTCCCAAAAACATAATCACGTTCATCCGGTGAAAAATTACCATCAGACAATGCTATTTCTAAATACTTACCTAATTCCTTTTTCTGCTTTGCAAATGTTTCAAAAGCATTCTTCCATTTATCACTTAATGCCGTTGTATCCCATTGCCCATAACCAAACAAATCATCATTAACCATAAATGCGTTATACATCTCTTGGTTCATTTGTTCTTCAATGTTATCCATATAACTATTAACTTCATCTGCATAAGATGTTAAATATTTTTTAGGAATATTAAATCCCAAATTTCCTTTTATATCGAGTTTACTTCCACTTTCAACAACGCCCAAATAAGACGAATTAGTAGTATCTTGTAATGAATATCCTGTTGTCAATGCTTGTTTATGTGCTTGTGATACTTGTATCTGCCATGAGCCGACCATGTTTTGAGCCACTTTACCCAAATCACTTGCCGACATTGCTATATCACCAAATAATTCATCCAGTCGATCCTGTCTTAATTCTTCAGCCGATTTATGAATTCCAGATATAC